ATTCTATGAACGACCAAATTTTTATTTATTGGGATGATGTACCTTTGGCTAATGACACCAAAGTATTATATCGGCAAGACGTTGAAGATAGAGGCGAAGGATGTGGTGATGGACTTCCAACCAGATAATTACAATCTTGGAACTGCCCTCACCTACCTAATGCGTGCAGGCAAGAAACCTCACAACCCTATCTGCGATGACATCCGAAAGGCTATCGCTCACCTACAATTTGAATTAGAAAGACAAGATGAGCAACGAACAGTTAGCACAACAAGCGAAGGAATCAATGTCAAGTATGCAGTACTATACTAACCCTGCCAAGCGCAGGAAGATTGACTTTCTTTTAGAGGAGTGTGCCTCCGTGATGGCTAACTGCGAGTCCACATACAACGCTCGCCAACAGGCGAAGTACAAAGAACAAGAGCTGCTATTAGAAATCTCCAAGATTGACCTGCACTTTGCCATCCAATGCGGCTATCTGATACCAGACAACTGAAAACGTACAAGGTGGTAGTCGGCAAGGTTCCAAGCCTCAACGCCTTCTACGCATCAAAGCATTGGACAGTCCGAGCAAAGGCAAAGACCAAACATTGCCAAGAGGTAACGTTGCAACTAGCAGACTATGACTGCGAGCAGATAACGGATGTACAAATCCTCTGCAAGGTCAACTACCGCTACGATATTGACAATGCGATAATGGCGGTGAAGTTTGCTCTGGATGCATTCAAGACTTGGGGTGGCGTAAAGGATGACTCACGCACCTATGTCCAGTCGCTAAAGATGGTTCACGACAAATCAATTCCCAAAGACACGGCAGAAATAACCTTTACTGGTTTGTTGGTAACAGAATAAGTTGTATATTTGCATAACTTAAAACCAATCAGTTATGACTTTATCATTCTCACAAGACGTATACACCGAAATGGTGCAAGTGCAACAAGCACAAATCCAAGCACTACAAAACAAGATACAAGAGCTTCAAGCTCGTATTGATGTTTTGGAGCAGCAATCAATTTTATTTATCTAAAACCAATCTATTATGTCAAAAATTATTTCAATCACCCCAACAGGCCAATGGCAAGATTTATTCAAGCTTGAGGTTCGCTTCGACAATGGAGACTTCGGTACTGCCTTTGCCAAATCACAGACCCCTCCCTATGCCGTAGGTGAGGAGGTTGAGTACACCAAGAACGAAAAGGGAACGGTGAAAATCCAACGCCCGAATCCTTATGGTTCATCTACTGGTTCAAGCTACACCCCATCAGCCCCTAAAGGCAACGATGAGCGTTCCGCTTCTATCATCCGACAGGTTGCTTTGAAGTCTGCGGTGGAGTACGCTTGTGCTGCGCAACACGATGTCAATACCATCCTTGCCAACGCAGAGACGTTTAACGCTTGGATGACTGGGCAGAGCGCAGCTCCTGCATCACACACCGAGCATTTCGCAAATCGCAACGACCCTTTCTGATTGGTTTTTAATAGGTCGTTGTGTGAAGCCCCTCTACGGAGGGGTTTTTTTATGTCAACTATTTTGTTATATTTGCTAACCAATCAGAATCAATGATACACCCCGACCTACTATCTAACGAATCTTCGTTACCATACCTCCAGAGAGCCTTAAAAGGCAAGTACTACGACACGGGCAAGCTCGGTGTTTATGAAGTAGACCAGTACTTACGGCTGAAAGATGGGGAGTTTGTGGTGGTCGTAGGCCACGCTAACGTAGGCAAGACCCATACGCTGCTTTACCTTATGCTTTTGCAGTCGTATAACTTTGGCAAGAAGTGGCTGATATACTCCGCAGAGAACGAAGTGCCAAGCCTCAAGCGCAAGCTCATTGAGTTCCTAGTTTGCAAACCCATACAAGGGATTGATGAGGGTATGATGTACCGCAAGCTTGACTTCATCAACGAGTACTTCCAGTTCATAGACGGCAACAGGCTATTCACCGCCTTTGAACTTCTTGAGGTAATGAACTCCATCAAGAACGAATGGAACTACACAGGGGCTTTAATAGACCCATACAATTCCCTATCAACAGACCAAAAGAAATTAGGCAAGACAGGGATGCACGAATACCACTACGAGGTAGCCTCTGCGCTTCGGGTATTCGCCCACCAAAACAACGTCACCACAATAGTCAACGCTCACCCCGTAACCGAAGCAATGCGCAAGACATTCTACAAAGGCCACAAGTACGAGGGGATGGCGATGCCGCCAAACACATCAGACATTGAAGGTGGCGGTAAGTGGGGCAACAGGTCGGACTGTGTAATCGTGATTCACCGCTTTGCGGCTCACGAGCAAGATTGGATATACACGCACATCCACGTTAGGAAGGTCAAGGAGATGGAATCTGGAGGGCGCATCACGCCCCTTGAAACTCCCTTAATACTTCAGAGCGTATTAGGTAATGTTGGCTTTGTGATAAACGGGCGTAACTTGCTGCCAATAAAATTAGATGAAACCCCTGCGAGCGATGTACCCTTCTGATGACTCACACGACCTCTACATTCGCGAAAAGCAGTTGATGCTTGCAGGTACTGCGATGTGGCTAGCGAAGCAAGCAGCAGACAAGGCAAACGGCAGAGAGGTACAGGATGACCTACTTCACCACGTTATGTCTTGCCACTACGCAGACCTCCTCTTGCAGCAGTTTATTGACTACCGCCAGTTCACCGAAGGCAAGATGAACGAGATGTACCTTGCCAACGCCAAGCTGCGAGTAGATAGCGAGGAGATGCACTACGAGATACAACGCCTGCAACAGATAATAGAGAACAACCTATGAGGCAGATATTCTCACCCTTTCAGAAGTACGAATGCTTTGCAGTAGGTGGGGTGGACTACCTCGTGATTGACTACACCATAATCCAAGACAAGGATGACAATTTAGTGGAATGGGCAAGTGAGATGAAATTCAAAAGACTTTCAGACCACAAGCACTACACTATGCCAATCGCCAAAATAATAACCAATCATAAAGAGGGCAGAGCAAAACTCTGTAAATGCAAATGAGACCATTTGAAATACGCCAACTAAAAGTATCTAAAGAGCAATACTATGCCCGTCTTGGGTTCCAAGACAACGGCAGCCGTGCGCATAAAGAAAGCACCGCAAGAGCAGCATTCGTATCAGCATTCCGAAGTCACGCCTCTCTGCACGAACTCGGTGAGGCCATAGATAAAGACCATTCAAGTGTAGCCTATGCCGTAAGGATGCACCACGCTCGTTTAATCTATGGCGATTATCAGCACTATTACAATGTTGCCTGCTGCGTTCTTGAAGAGAACCCGATGGCAACCAATGACAAGCCTAACTACGAGAGCCTAATGCAGGAACTAAATCAACTCAATGAAGTCGTGTGTGAGTTATCTAAGTATAAAGAACTATACTTAACTCTTAAACGCACATTTGATGAATTTTAACGTAGGGCTTTACCCCATCTATGGGCTTGTAGTTGGGGCAAATTGGTCAAAGACCGATTACCTTGAAGAAGATATTGTGATGCACACCGTTCAGTTTGCATTGTTTGTGATTATTGTAGAAATCACTTGGGACTCCTCGCAGTATTAGCAAAGCGACAGACCGATTGGATTCGGATGTGCAAGAGCTTTGGGGCGAGCGATGACCTTGCCCAAGAGCTTACGCAAGAAATGTACGTCAGACTGTACAAATATGTGGATGATGCAGAGAAGATAATGTACAACCAAACGGAGGTCAATACCTTCTTTGTCTATGTTACGCTGCGTAATATGTACGCCACCCTGATGCGCCAACGAGCAAGATTCGAGTTCGTAGACGTAGACATTTTAGAGGAGTTCATCTTTGAAGATACCAACGAAGATGCAGAGGTGCAGCTCATCCAACTTTACGACAGGGTATGGTCAACCCAAACTGACTGGCATTGGTACGATAAAAAGATATTTGCACTATACCACAACACCGATATGAGCATCCGCACATTAGCGGATGAGACCAAGATTTCAGCACGTTCAATTTTCAACACACTAAAAAATGCAAGAGAGCGAATCCAAGAAGACTGCCAAGACTCCTACAAAGCGTACAAAGAAGCCAAGCGGCTTGGGTGATACCATAGAGCAAATCACAACCGCCACAGGCATAAAGGCTGCGGTGGATTGGTTTAGCGAAGCAACAGGAGTTGACTGCGGATGCGATGCCCGCAAGGAGAAACTCAACAAGCTATTTAGGTACAGGAAGCCTGAATGCTTGACCAAAGAAGAATACGAGTTTGTGGGCAAGATGCGAGGCAGAAACACCGTCACCGCTATTGAGCAGACGGAGGTGAATAGAATCTACAACCGAGTATTCAAAGACTCCGTGAAGCCAACCAACTGCGGCTCTTGCCTACGTGGTAGGTTGCAAGAACTAGAGACGTTGTACAACGCTTATGGTCAGTAACGAGCGCAGGGTGTACTCCAATCAAGTTGGGGACATCACCGCAAAGCGGTTTGTAGAGGCTTGCGAGTCCATTGGCTACTCTTGTGAGAAGTCAGACCGCAATACTGACATCTACGACCATATTGATTACTTTGTTACACGGCTAAACGGAACAACATCCGTAGACGTAAAAGGAGGCAACCATCCCAACACCATCTGGGTGGAGTTCAAGAACGTAAAAGGTGACAATGGATGGATGTACGGCAAAGCCGAGTACATCGCTTTTGATATGCCAGAGGTGGGCGGTTTTGTGATGGTGAGAACGCAGGAACTTGCACGGCTATGCGAGAAGATTGTAGAGCCTGTGTTTGTCACAAAGCAAGAAGCGACAAGAAAATACTACCAAAGAGAAGGCAGGCAGGATGTCATCAGCAGGTTAGAGCTGCAAGACATACAAAGGCTCATAAGTTTTAAGGTACTAAACTACGCAGAGCCACAAGGGTCAAAGTGGTAGGAGATAAATAAATTGTTAATAACTTTTTATAGGGGTGTTGGTAATTTAATAAGTTGTTGTATATTTGGGTATAAT